TCTTCCAACCCAAATAGGAGACAATACGACCGCATATTGCGCTGACGATCCTATGCAGACTTTCGGCCACTCAAGCGTCAAACGAACAAGCCGTTCAATAGGCTCGTGCATGTGCCAAACCGGAACACCACGATGCCCATGAGGCCATTGAGCAATCAGAGCATCCTGATCTTCGTCAGAGCCTGTAATCACATCTGGGATAACCGCCCATGTCGTAGGGCAGTCGAGCCATTTGTCTGTCCAAGCGTAATAGCCACTCCAATCAACTGCTTTACCCGTCTTCCATGCGGAGAAAGCACCATTATCCAGCATCACTGACTGACCAATTTGATGGCAACGAGCAACGTCCGCAGGCGCAGCATGGCTAACGCAGAAGTGCCGCCCATGAAGTTCAAGCAATGCGCTAATCGGCGTGATTGGCGTCCCGTGATAATGGATCACTGTTTCTCATCCAGTGCTTTGTGGGCTATGTTGATGCGCTCAGACAGAATTTGCGCTACATCAAGCATGTTGACCATCGTGCTAGTTGACCATTCAGTTTCGTAGCCCGCTGCAATCTCCCGCAGCGCCGCCTCCAGCTTCTCGATGCGGTCGGCTGCTTCGTCGCACACAGCATTGCCGCACAGACACTCTACATTGGCCTCTGCTCGCGAACGCAGCCGCTTCATAAAATCATCGCTCATGTCATTTCTCCCGCAAACATCCATCGTGGACGGCCATCGCGTGTGCGGTAGGTTTTATTTTTGTCGATCATTTCTTTTCCTTTCCATTTACACGGTAACTCGATACTGCTTCTGTTCATTGATCCATTTCTCATCGGCGTTCACAAACACCGGCTGAATGAAGATCTGTTTAATCTGGGCATTCCCCTTGCCGAAGTGTTGTGTGCGAATATGCCCACGGCGAAGATGCGGACGCTTCAAACTTCCACCGCCTGACGATGATCCATATGTCTCGGTGATTTTACCAATCCTGATCGTGGTCGTATGCGAGTAAAGCTTCGAATCCTTTTTCGCTTTCGGGCTAATCGATTTGTTTGAATTAACAACGACCTTCTTGTCGATGTTCTTTGTCGCCAAAATAGCAATTAGAAAAGCGTTAACCACCCTCGTAATCGCAACCCCAAAATCATAAACTCTTTCAGGGGCTTCATTCAAATTTTTAATTACGCCGTTTTTGTTTTTAAGATACATGCGAGCCTTGCATTTTGCGCTTTCAGGATCGGCAACGTATTCAAAAACCCAAACAATGCTGTTTAGCTTGGCATCGTGAATGATCCTTTCACTGTCAGTCGATTCGTAATTTGAAGGGTTAATTGCATAAACGAAATTGTCGATGAACAATGTGCTGACTTCGACGCAATACCAATGATAAGGCGAGTTTGCGATGCCCAGCGTACACATGTCTGTGTAGGTCGCGCGGGCGTCATTAACGTCAACGGCTTCCAGAAGCTCGGGGCTCAATCGAAACAGATGTGGCTTGTCCTGAATCATCTAAGTCCACTCCTAATTGCAAGCGCATGGCGGCGCATCTCTTCCTGAACGTCCTGATCTTGGATGTGTCTGAAGGCTATCGAGACGATATGGCCAATGTGGTCGAGGGCATCATCGATGAAGTCAGCGGCTTCAGGACCATCAGGATTGACGGGCTGATGCCAGACCTTGGGATACCGGGGGTCCATATAGGCCTCAGTCCTGCGGAGGCGCTCTTGGAGGTTCATCGTTCATTCCATTTCAATAAGAGTGGCAACTTCCCGGACAATACCGCCGAGAAGTTGCCATTTCGTTAACGCGGTTAACCCTCCGGTTGGGGCGACAGCTTCGACGCCATATCGCGGATATCTTCATCGACCATCTGCTCAGCGCGGATCTCATTCGAGAACTGAGCCGCGAAGGCCAGATAGTTGATGCCGTCCTGATAGTTATCAGGCTTCATCGGGCTCTTGCGTATGCGGGCCAGCTTCAAGGAGTGCATGAAGATCGCAGCCCTGTGGCGGGACAGCTTCTCTCCAGTGATGATCTCAAAGATGGAGCAGGCATTGTTGAAGACCTCTCCGACATCTCCGTACTGATCGTTCCTGTCGCGCAGGATGGCGATGGATTGGCCCAGAATCTCAATATGGTTCATTTCATTCTCCGGTTTGCGGGGATCATTCTCAGTGCGCTTCGCCATATGATCTCCCCTTGTGTTCAGTGGTTGTTAACCCAAACTCTTTGATCTTCCCGATGTGCAGATGGTTGATCGCCGTCCTACCAACTGAATAATAAGGATCATTCACTGACGGAGCCGCTTTCGAGTTTCGATAGAGTTCATCGACAACGAGAAAGTCGTTTTGCTCCAATGCTCGGCAAAACTCGTCAATGCTCTTGGACGGATGCTCGCAAACGATCTGGTGAATTGCTGCACCAGAGTAAGCTGGCATGTTCATCGTAATCAGGAATCTCACTCGCATTCTCCAAAGTGGTGGGGCGAGCCTAAGCCCGCCCCGGTTTGATTAGCCAAAGTCGTCTTCATCGACCGCCTTCGCAGGAGATCCGACCTTCGTCGAACCTGTCGTCGGAGGGGCCTTTGTAGGGGCGTCAAAGTCATCTGTGGCAACCGCAGACGCCTGACTGGTACGCGGCTGGTACTGGAGATCGTCGGGACGCTTAACCCAGCCAACGATCTCAAACGAGGGCGCATAATTCGTCTGACGCTTTGCGCCTTCCCCGGTGGTGATCGGAGTCGGTTCGTTCAGAACGACGACAGGCAACTTGCCAGCGTTATCCTTGCGGCCAGACAGGTAATCGTCATGCAGCTTGTCGAGGCCGCGAGCGAACGAGGCGGCATGGCTCGACATCTCGCGAACGTCGCCGCCGCAATCTTTCGCCAGCTTCATCACAATCCTGAAGCCCTTGCGGTGCTTGTCGTCAGGACGCTGCGGAACCGGAGATCCATTATGCGCAAGAACCATCGAGGGAGCGCCACCAGTGTCAAAGTTCATCCAGCCATGCTCGATGTTCTCGACATCCATGACAGCCTTAAAGCTGCGCGTGATATCCACATCGGTGTTTTCGCCGTTGTCACGATCACGGCGGGTGATGCGGCCAGCCTTGGCGTTGAACTTCACAAACCCGAGGAAGCTCTTGCTGTTGCCTTCGCTGTCGTAGTTGATACCGAGTGCCATTTTACTTCTCCATGTTGAGGCTATCTGGCCAGCCTCTTGCCTTTGCCCACACCGGGCGAAACCTTACATTCCCCATGTCTCAAACGCGGCCTGACGAGCAAGCGGATCTGAGAAGTAGAACGAATCAACATCAGGAACGACGATCCTCGACAGTTCATGCGGATCGTCGCTGATGGATAGGAAGCGCTGAATCGTCAGCGCAATGTTGCCCAGCGCTTCCACATGCTGACGCACGTTCTCCAAGCGATAGACAGCGGACTTCTTGGGCGTGACGTAGCATATACGCGCATCGAGATTTTCGCTCCGTGCAGCGCAATATAACGCAACTTGCCGGGCATGGTTGGTTGAGATTTTTGAGGGTAGAGCATGGGTCGTCTTTAAATCTAAGAGGATGCCGTGGTTCGACCATTCCATGTCATAGAAACCGATCATGGGAACAGCCAAACCGTCGATCTTGTATTCAATCTTACCCTGAAAGGATGTCGGCTCTCCATAAGGCAGCAGCTCCTTCAGGCCTACTTTCACGAAGTCGGCAATCGCGCCTTCTTCCTTTTCCTTGCGGGGGTCGCCGCTCAGAACAGTCAATGCTGCAAATCTTTTTTTCGCGTCATCCACAGCTTCTGCTTCGGTCTTCCCCGACAGGCCAGCTACTACACCGTCCTCCACAGCCGTCCCCCGGTGTGCGGCACAACCAACAGGCGAACGTCTTTTCAGCAGCTTCTCCAGCACAAACATGGCGGGAGAGCCGATAAAAAGGTTGCAGGATGAGGGGCTTAGGTGTTCCAGTCCGTGGACTTCAAACGGGTTCTTCATGAGTCATTCAATCTTTCGAATCAGGTAGGTTAACGATAGGGGCAAACAAAATCGCTGTCAAACTAAAATCGAGGGCTGTTGACAGGTTGGACATTTTGTCCCTACCTTAAGCAACATGATTCGGAAGCGCACTATCAACTGGGAACTTGTGGATCGGCTCGCAGCCGACCTCGATGTTGATTATTGGGCTCGGAGGAAATGGCAGCAGCGCAAGCATGTGCCGCACAAGTGGCGGCTGGCTCTCATTGCAGCATCACGCGGGGCGATTCGCCCTGAACATTTTGTTGAGATGGATCGGACATATCATGGCGGCTAAGTGCATCATGGGGCTTGACCCCGGTATCTCGGGCGCAGTCGCCTTCTGGTTCCCCGAGATCCCAGACAAGATCTCGGTCTACGATGTTCCCATCGTCGCCGACGCCATCAACTGCTCGGAGCTGGCGAGCATCATCAAGACCTATGAGCCCGACATGGCTGTCATCGAGCTGGTCGGCGCTCGTCCCGGTCAGGGCGTCAGCTCCATGTTCAAGTTCGGCATGGCGTTCGGCATGGCTCGCGGCGTCATTGGATCGCTGATGATCCCGCAGCACTATGTCTCCCCGGCGAAGTGGAAGAGAAGCTTCAATCTGGGGTCTGACAAGGAAGCCGCGAGGGATCTCGCCATCAAGCTCTGGCCTCAGTCAGAGGCCTTCAGGCGCAAGAAGGATCATGGCAGGGCGGAAGCGGCCCTGCTATGCCGGTATGGAGTTGGCAAGCTTGCTTTCTGATTTGGACGAGGGATTGATATGGATTTCGACGCGGACTTTGCGACCGTCCCGGAATATGCCCGGTTCTATAGGTCGCTGGGCCTTCAGGCAGTGCCTGCCAAGGAGCCCAGAGAAGACAAGAGCTGGAAACGCCCTGCTCTCGCCACATGGCGGGATCTTGAAGGCGCTCTGGCGTCAGACGACACGTTCGAGGGCTGGTATGGCACACATGGCCAGCACTCCGGCAGATCGAACATTGGCCTGATCACCGGCAAAGCTTCAGGCGGGATCTTCGTCGTCGATCTCGACACCCACAAGAACCAGCAGGCCATGGCTTGGTGGATGGGCATCCTTGAGATGCGCCGCACAGCCGGTGAGCTGGAGACGGCTCAGCAGACGACCGGAGGGGGTGGCAAGCAGATCCTGTTCCGCGCGCCTGAAGGTTGGAACCCGCCCACATGCAAGACGGGCGCAGGCGTCGATATCAGGGGCGAGGGGGGCTTTGCTGTGCTTCCCCCTTCCCGGCACGAAAGCGGCAGGCTCTACCAGTGGGACGCTGGCATGGAGCCGTGGGAGATCGGGATCGTCGAGGCCCCCGCATGGCTCTGCATCGAGATCGACAAGCTCGTCGAGGCTTTTGGTGGATCTCGAAACCTCCCTCAAAATGCGAGGAGTTTTGCACAGGGTCCAGTTATCCACACCCCGACCCCTGAACATTCGACGAACATGTTCGGCATGCTGGTCGATGGCCGCGAAGACTACATGACCAAATTGGTCTGGGCTCGCGTCGTCGATGAGCGCAGGCAGACCCCGATCAAGCCCGGCAACACCGAGATCGAGCAGATCGCCGAGACCCTGCTGGTCCTGTACGTCAGGAACGTCAAATCCCGGCTGTCGGTCCCCGGCGCGTCTCAAGAGGAGCTGCTGGAACGCGAGGGCCGGGGCATCTCCCTGATGCGCCAGAAGCTCTATGCAGCCTTCGCCCAGTGGGATGGCAAGGTCCAGCTACACGCAGACGCAGGACCGCCCGAGAAGCCGCAGGGGTACGAAAGCCCGCGCCCTCAGCAGCCCGCCGCAGAACAGATCAGGTTCGATCCTGAGACGGGCGAGATATTCAGCGAACCAGCCCCGCCAGAGCTTGAGGTTCTCAGCCTGTCGGAAATCCGACGCCTCCCCGATCCGAAGTATCTCGTCGAGGGGCTTGTCATCGAGAAGAGCTTTGGGATCACCTTCGGGCCTCCGGGCTGCGGTAAGACCTTCGTCGATCTCAGCATGGCTCTGAGCATCGCTTACGGGCTTCCTGAGTGGTGGGGCCGCAAGATCCACAAGCACGGGCCGGTGATCTACATCAGCTCAGAGGGCTCGTCAGACGCCAAGTTCCGCATCGGGGCTTGGGAGACCCACAATCAGGTCAAGAACGACACTGCGCCTTTCTACCTGATCCGGCAGGCCCTGAACTTCCTGAGCCCCGATGACGTCACCAAGCTGCTGAAGGCGGTCGCGTGGGTCGCCAAAAAGGAAGGCATCAGCCCCGTTCTGGTCGTCGTAGATACGGTCTCCCGCGTCATCCCCGGCGTAGATGAGAACCTTCAGAAGGACATGACGCTGTTCATCAAGGCCTGCGACATGGTTCGCGAGGCGTTCGACACGACCGTCATGGGCGTCCATCACACCTCCCGCGCGGGTAACTTGAGAGGCTCAACTGTCTTCGACGGCGCGGCGGATGTCCTGATCAGCGTCGAGCGCGAGGAAGGCCAGCACTTCGGCCAGATCACCGCCAAGAAGATCAAATCGGCGGCTGATGGATGGAGCCAAGAGTTCGAGCTGAAGTCGGTTGACGCGGGCTACATCACGCCAGCGACTTCGCTGGTGGCCATTGGCAAGGGCAAGGAGGCCAAATTTGGCGAAAGCTCAAAGCCCAAGGATCAGTTCCCTGAGAAGGCGATCCAGCGGCTCATCCTGCGCGAAATAAAGACGGCGTGGGATAGCAACAGGCCTTGGTCAAACTCCCCAAACACTCAAAAGGAGGGGCGCTATGCCCCTCGTATATTGGATCGGAATTGGGGCATCAAAGAAAAGATCGCAGACCTTTTGATTGAGAGTTGGCAGATCAACAAGATCGTCAGCACCGAGATCTGCGACAAGAGTACGAAGATGAAGGGCCTGAAAGTCATCGGCTCGATTGATTGAAAGATTCACATGAAACACCCCACCGGAAGTCGAACGGAAGTCTCCGGGCATTTGCGGAAGTCGATCTGCAAGCCCTTGAAAACAAACAATAAAGTTGCGGAAGTCGCTTGCGGAAGTCTCCCGGAAGTCCCGGAAGTCGATCTGCAAGTCATTGAAAACAAACGACTTTTTTGCGGAAGTCGTTTGCGGAAGTCGGCCCCCTTACTAACATTAGTAAGGTAAGGGTAGGGCGCGGAAGCGCTCCCTTACGGTCGCGCGTCCGCTTTTTAGGGGCTTTGCCCCGTGACACGACAGGAGATTGAGATGAGCGAAGGAAATGTGAAGGTTAAGCAGACGAGAGTGGTCGGAGGCCGGAAGCTTGTCATGAGGAATGATGAGGTGAAGCTTGGAGACCGTGACGAGTGGTTTGTCTATCGGGTCGAGGGATGGTCGAAACATGGATGGCAAAGCCTGAAGGTGTTTCGGTATGCGAAGGGTCCGAAGAATCTCTGGCAGCTCGGGTATCGGGATGGGAGGTTGGCGAGGAACAAGGATGCGAAGTTGCTCGGTGAGCATCATCCGGGCGTTGCCGATTGGATCGTCGAGCTGATGGACGGATTGGCGGATCTGGAGACGAGGAGGATTGACAATGGCAAAGCTTAAGAATGGGGATGAGAAGGTCGCGGCGAAGGCGAAGGAGTCGCAGTTCCCGGCATGGCAGCTAGACCCCGGAACCTACATCGCTGGCAGGGAGGAGATCGACGACCTCGACCTCGTGGCCATCGAGATGGAACGGAAGTGGGGCGCAGATCGCCTGCGCACTTTGGTGGCGAAGGATCTGCGGGAGAAGTTCGACAGGCAGCGTTACCTCACCAATCAGGCGATCTGGCACGGCGACCTTCAGGCGGTCAGGCGTGAGGCGAAAAGGATGATCGCTGGCTGGAGGGCTCTAGATCGAGCTGCGGAGGCCGCTGGAGCCCCAAGTCTGTCGCCGGAGGTGTGGGAGTGCGTCGGCAAGCATGGCGAGGTCTACGCCCTTGTGAGGGGCGAGAATGAGGCTCGGGCTGTGACGGCGAGCGGGAGGTTCGTGAAGGTCTACACGCTCGACGAGATCGCCCATCTGCTGGATGGCTTCCCGGAGCTGGCGAAGGCGAAGGAGGTATTCCCCGGAGCGATGGTCTACAAGGCCCCTACGAGGGTCACAGAACCGCTGGACGGGCTGGCTGACAGCAAGGAGCCCCTGAACGATCCTTTGCCGTTCTAGGGGCTCTCAGGGGCCTTGGCGTCAATTCATGCTGGAGCGTGGCGCGATCTGGTCTACGAGCCACTCAAGCGTGACCTTTTCTTCGAGCAGGGCCATCAGGACGATGGCGCAGGCTTGCGGGACAGGGTTATGGCCAGAGGCCCAAAGTTGGACGGCTCGCCGCGTCACGCCCATGAGGACGGCTAGATCGTTCGTGTTGAACTCTAGCTTGGTCATGATGTCTTTCAGCTTTTCGGCGGTCAATGAATCATCTCCAACAAAGCCGCTCGGGCTGATGACAGGGATCGTTCATGGCGTATGTCGCCATGGACAGACAGGGCTCGCCAGATTGTCTTGGGCTTGTGTGCGCTGGCGATGCTGCTTTTGCGCACCCACCCGATCAGGCGGTCAAAGTAATAGATCTCGTAACATCCGTCAGGCTGGATGCGTGATGTGTGGACCATGTCATTTCCCCATTTTCTGGATTTGGTGGAAGGCGGTTTTCAGGTCGAGGAAGTCATCGGCGGCGAGAAAACATTTCGCCATGGGATGCTTGCGGTCATAGGCCACAAGCTTCTCGGCGTTTTTGTCTGAGGGGTCGGCCCGATAGGCGTTCAGCAACTTGATCATTTTGAGGCCTCCTCGCCAGCTTGCACGGTGTAGACGTTGCGGATCTCGACGACCTCCCAGCTATGGCCGCTCTGAGCCGAGCGGCGATTGGCCGAGTTGATGGCCGCGTCCAGCCAGAGGAAGGTGTCGCAGACGGCGATCTGCTGGGCGAAGCTGAGGTCAGAGTCATTGTCGATCAGGTAATACATCGGGGATCTCCATGAGGTGGGTGGGGGCCGAAGCCCCCGGTGATTAAGCGGCCTTGCGAACCTTCTTTGCCTTGATGCGGACGACCGGGAAAGCCGCGCCCTCGACCTTGCAGGAGTCGATCTGCTCCTGCGTCAGGCCCAAAGCCAGCAGCAGCTTTTCGTTGATCGAGGAGCGAGCCTGAACGGCGACATCAAGGTCGGCGGTCTCGCCTTCGAGGAAGCCGTAGCCGCCGACAATGGCGACGACATCAGCCTTGGCGGCTTTGAGGACAGTCTCGGCCTGATCGGCCTGAGCCTTGGCGGCAAGGTAAACTTCGACGGCGGCGACGGTGTTGGCGGTCATATCAATCTCCATCAGGTTGCGGTCTCTATCTCGACCGTGGATTCATCGTACACGAACTTTTTTCGTTTGCAAGTGGGGTACGAAAATAATTCGCACCCCTGTCTGTGGATAACTTCAGTCCTCGTGGCGCTCGGGGAACAGGATGAAATCGACGATCTCGTCCTGCTGGTCCTGTGAGATCTCGGAGACGCTCTTGCGCCACCAGTCATGGGCCAGCTCGACGAAGCGGTCGAGGTCGGCCTCCGTGGGTTCGCGAGAGCCAGCAGGGCGGGCGTAGTCGAAGGCGTCCCGAAGGTACTGGCGTTGCTGGGCGAGGTAGTCGTTCAGTTCGATCCACATATCAATCTCCATCAGGTCAGGTCATCAGCGACCATGAACACACACTAAACGAACATAATTCGTAAGTCAAGCGGGGTACGAAAATAATTCGCACCCCTGCCTGTGGATAACTTCACAGGATCTCCTTCCTGTCCATCGCCATCGCGAAATGCCGCGCTGCGCCCCGGTTGACGGCTTTGCCCACTTTCAAGGGGCCATCGAAGATCAGGCCGAACAGCCTGCCCCGCTCATAATCCCAGCGATTGTTCGTCTCCCACTCGTAGATGTCATACTGCATGGGCTTGCCCGCGCGGGCCTCCTTGAATCCCTTGACAAACGGCGCGCTGCGCATGACGCCGATGATGCTGGTCTGTTTGGTTTGAACTTGCTTGATCATATCAATCTCCATTGGGTCGGCAAAGGTCGGCAATTTAATTGCCGACCCGCGTTGTTCAAAAGGAAGGGTCGCGATATTTTTCGCGACGACCAATGATCAGGCCCGCCCCCTTGGACTTGATCCAGCGGCCAGTGGTCCTATTCAAGAACACTTGAACCCATGAGCCGTTCTTCTCGCGGCGGAAGTGATAGGTCGGGCCTGTCTCACTGGGCTCATAAGTGTAGGTCTGCTGCTCGAAGTCGGTGCATGTGGCCTTGTCGCCGCGCAGGGTCACGATCTGCTTCTGGGCGTCATAGGCGACCACAGTGGCCGGGGAACGGTCAGACCAGTGCAGGACCGTCGCAGCCTCGCCAGCGATGGGCGCAAGCCCCTTAGAGGCGGACAGGACATGGTTCACGAGAGATCCGGTTTCGGTGCTAAGCTTAAGCATATCAATCTCCATCAGGTCATCAGCGACCATGGACACACACTAAACGAACTTATTTCGCCTGTCTACCCCATTCCAGCAATTTTGCGAAAAATATTTCTTGGTGTATTTTCCCCCGAACTTTTGGGCCGTTTGACTCGAATCAGCATCTGCGAGACAAATCTTGAGGGCCATATGCCCGATTGATTGAGGGGAGCCAGCATGATCGAGAATAATCAAATCCAATCCATCATCCAACGCATCGAGCGGATGGAAGATGAAAAGTCGGCCATCTCGCTCGACATCTCAGAGATCTACAAGGAAGCCAAGGGCAACGGCTTCGATGTAAAAATCCTCAAGAAAATCATCAGTTTACGCAAAAAGCCCAAGAACCAGCGGGACGAAGAACAGGCGCTCCTTGAGACCTATCTCGCAGCCGTCGAGGGATTCGAAACAACTCCGCTTGGAAAATACGCAAAGGAACCTGTCTAAGTGACTGCAAAGCCTATCAAAAAGCGCGTCACTCAGGGCTTCGATGATGCAATCGCCGATGAGATCGTCGAGCGGATGATCCACGGTGAAAGCATGCTGAAGATCTGCGCTGACGCGCACATTCCTGATCGTGCGACGATCTATAGGTGGATGGACGCCCGCCCCGACTTCGCGACGCGGTGCGCGCGCGCGAGGGAAGGGCTCGCCGACTTTCTCGTCGATCAGATCGAGAAGATGGCTGACGCGACTACCGAAGAGAACGTCCAGAGTCAGAAGGTGAAGATCGCAACCGCCCAGTGGCGGGCGATGAAGATGGCCCCGCGCACCTACGGCGACAAGACGCAGACCGAGGTCACGGGCGCCGGAGGCGGTCCCGTGCAGCTCGCTGCGGTCGATCTGCGTGGCCTGAGCGACGCCGAGCTGGCGACGATGCAGGCCCTGCTGGGCAAGGCCTCAGAATGAACGCGCCCCTCTCGCGCGAGATCATGCAGGCCATGGTGGACCGTGAGGTCTCGCGCCGGGCTGCGAGCGCCTCGCTCTATGAGTTCGTGAAGCAGGCGTGGCACGTTCTGGAGCCCGGCGTTCCCTTTGTGCCGGGCTGGCACATCGAGGCGATCTGCGAGCATCTGGAGGCGGTCACGGCGGGCGAGATCCTGCGCCTGCTGGTCAACATCCCGCCGAGGCATTCGAAGTCCACCATCATAAGCGTGGCGTGGCCATGTTGGGAGCTGATCACTGCGCCGCACCAGCGCTACCTCTGCGCGTCCTACAGCAGCAGCCTCTCGATCCGCGACAACCTCGCCGCTCGGCGTCTGATCCAGTCGCCTTGGTATCAGGAGCGCTGGGGGCACCTCTACCAGCTCGCGGGCGACCAGAACGCCAAGCAGCGCTTTGAGACGACCCGCAACGGCTACCGGATCGCCACATCAGTCGGCGGCACGGCGACGGGCGAAGGTGGCTCCCGCCTGATCCTCGACGATCCCCACTCGGCGAAAGATGCTCAAAGCGACGCCATCCGTGAGTCAACGATTGATTGGTTCAACCAAGTCTGGTCGAGCCGCCTGAACGATCCCAAACGCGACGCCATGGTCACGGTCATGCAGCGTCTGCATGAGCGTGATGTTTCCGGCGTCATCCTCGAACAGGGCGGCTGGGAGCATGTCTGCATCCCCGCCGAGTGGGATGGGAGGGTTCGCCGCAGCATGCTCGGCGTCTACGATCCCCGCCGCTCCAAGGGCGAGCTGATCTGCCCCGACCGCTTCGGCGAGAAGGAGATCACCAACCTCAAGCAGAGCCTTGGGGCCTACGGCACCGCAGGCCAGCTCCAGCAGGAGCCGAGCCCCGCCGAGGGCGGCATCCTCGACACCACGAACTTTCAACTCTGGCCAAGCGAGAAGGGCCTGCCCCCGTTCGAGTTCATCATCCAGTCCTATGACTGCGCCTTCACCGAGAAGACGACCGGCGATCCGACCGCATGCACGGTCTGGGCCGTGTTTACGCACGAGGGCGAGCGCAACGCCATGCTGATCGACGCATGGGACGAGCACCTGTCCTATCCCGAGCTGCGCACCCGCGCGATCAAGGACTGGCAGACCGAGTACGGCGGCATGACGAAGGACAGCCCCTACAGCCGGGCCAAGCGTCCCGACCGGGTGCTGGTCGAGGCCAAGGCCAGCGGCCAGAGCCTCATTCAGGACATGCGCCTCGCCCGCGTCCCGGTCATCGGCTACAACCCCGGCAAGGCTGACAAGGTCAGCCGCGCCCATCAGGCTGCGCCCACGCTTGAGCTGGGATTGCTCTGGATACCAGAGTCGGTTAAGAATAAGGGGCATCCGGTAAGCTGGAGTGGCGCATTCCTGCGCCAGCTATCCAAGTTCCCAGTGGCTGAGCATGACGACTATGTGGACACGTTCACGCAGGCGATCATCTTCCTGAAGGACTCTGGATGGTTTGAGCTTCCACGCGCGAAAGACGTTGATGACGTTCGCCCGAAGGTTGAGCGCGTCAACCCATACGCAGTGTGAGGGCTCAGATGAACGACCGTCCCTTTAACCTTGGCATCGATCCGGCTGAAGCTGAGGCGCGGCTTCAGCAGCTCTTGCAGCCGACTGGGTTTGCTGAGGGTGGGCCTGCCAGAAGGTCGCTGCGCGATGCCATCGCCGAGCTGACAGGGCCAGAGGGCCAGAGCGAGATTGACGGTCGCCGTGCTGAGAGCCCGAGCCTTGAGGGCATGGGCGAGGGCATGGCCATCGTGGGCGAGGGCGTTGCGCCGCTGGCCCGCATGGCCCGCGACTATGGCGTCAGCCGATATGAAGACCCGAGCCAGATCCCGAGCGACTTGTCTGCGGTTGGCTCGGCGCTTAAGCATGCGTTCATGGAAGACCCGATCAACTTCCTCGCAGGCTTGAATCCGTTTGTTGGCGCCGCTCAGTCTATGGCCGCAATCCCCGGCATCCGTGATGCCGTCAAGCGCGCGCAGGAAGCTGGCGACGAGGCGGGAGCTGACAAGCTGAAGGCCATGGCGACCCTGTCGGCGCTGGGCATCGGCATTCCCGGCGCAAGGGGCGAGATGGCTGAGATCTCGAAGGCGGCGCCCAAGCGCAAGATGACGCTGGCCGATGTGCGCCGAGAGTTCGACCCGCGCGCAGGCGAGGGCATGAGCGGCGACGATCTGGAGCGCCTCGTCGATGCCTATGGCCGCGTGGCGTCGCCAGTGTCCGAGCATCCCGAGCTTGCAGCCAAGGGCCGCGAGATCGCCGACACCTACATCACGAAGGGTGGCATGGAATATGGCTCTGGCCGCAATTACTTCAACACCAAGCCAAGCGTCCCGCTTGAGGAACTAGGCCGCGTCGCCGACACGATCCCCTATAGCCATGAACTCAAGCCCATCGTCGAGAAGCCGTGGGAAGAAGTCATTCGCGAGCGCCGCGACAGTCCGATGATCACGCTAGGCGGTGATTTGTCTGACTGGGTACGCCTGCGCGGCTATGGCCCACAGGACGATCTGAGGGCTCTTGCTCGCGCCAGCGACATTCATGCTGGCTTTGACTACATGCGTGAGCCCAACAGGTTTACTGTTTGGGCCAACGCGCCTGAGCATGCCGAAATGCTTGAAAAAAAGATTTTAACTGATCCAGCTATTCAGAATGCCATTAAGCGCGATCTGCCTGTTCTTGGAACGCCTGCGCCGATGGGTCCGCGCGCTATCGACAGCGCCAAAAACTTTATGGACACTTACCTGTCGGCGGTTGAAGCATCTCCGATCCCCGACAAGTTCCTGAAAGAAGCAAATGAAAAACTGAAGTCTGGTTTGTTTGGCTCAACGCCAAAAGACAAAGACAGGATTCGCAAGGTTTTTTCTGATTTCCCCGGCTTTGAAAACATAGATGCGGCACGAGACTTTATGCTCAACAATCCCGAGGTCAGCGGCAAAATGCGTGCCGCTGTGATCAAGGGTATGGAGAAGGACGGATTTGTAAAACAGGGTTTCCCTGAAGTTGGGCAACTTCGAGTTGCCGCGACCAGCCCCAAGTTCATGATGGCTCCCGGTAACATGATCGGTGGCCGTCTGGTGGAGTTGGACCCAAAACTGTTTGCTGTTTCGCGCGAAGAGGCAAACAAGTTCTTTGATCACTTCACATATACGGGCGACACGCCCGGCATTTACTATGCCGACACGCCTTTGGTGCATCGCCATCATGCTGCTCCTGATGTCACTGATCGGGCGATGGCCGCCTATAACGTCGAGCGTCCAAATCCAAAAAATCCAGACAAGCCCAAGCCGCCAATGACCGTTCATCCATTCTCGCTTGATCAAACGGGACGCGACACTTGGCGCAAGCTGTTTGAAGAGCAGCGTAGAGTACAGCCCTTGAACGAGCGCATGCTTGAGAGCATCCAGCGCGGCGAAGCTCGGCGCGGGCTGTATGGCTTTGCCGAAGGCGGCTTGGTGTCCGGCGATGGCGGCATGGACGACCTCTACGCCCTGCATCAGAAGTATGCTGAGGGTGGATCTGCTGACTGCGGCTGCGCACCGGGTTACGCGGGTGGTGGTCTTTTTCAGAAGTACGGTGAAGACCCGAGATACGAAGACAAGTTCAGCCCTGAAGCGATGCGCCAGATAGCAGATCCTGCTCAGGGTTTTTTTGACACGCCAGTTCCTACAGGGTTGCCCATTGGTCAGGCGGTCGGCACGGATGTGGGGTATCATTTCGGGTCAGGCCTCGCTGATGCGTTCAAGCTTGCAAATCAGGCGTATGAAGGTGAGCTTCCGCCCGATTATTTTCAGACCGACGAAGGCGTTGGGCGCGCACTCAATGCAGCGATGACACCCATGCTCGGCAGCTTCGGCTTGAGCCACGCGGTCGGTCCTGCCCTGAAAGAAGGCGAAGCCATGCTCGGCATGGCGGTGAAGCCGAAGGGGGGGAACTGGATCAAGGGCAGCATTGAGAACGCAACAAAAGGACTCAAGTCTGGCGAGAGCCTAGAAGACCTTTTAGCCGCTAATGAGCATTGGAAGCTTCAAATTGAACAGGCAAATGAAAAACAAAACCCTGTTCTTGCTGGGAATGCGAACCGCTACATTCAAAGCAATAACCAAGACATCGCCATCGACAACTGGGTGGACAAAAAGCTCAATAAGTACATCCGCAATGAGATGGCCACGCCTGAAGACCCCATCCGGCTTTTGGCAGAAAAAGATATTCTTCATGTTGACCCGGAAAAAGGTCTCTACCCAACGTGGAGGCATATACCGAATCAAGAGAATCTTGCTCAATCTCAAGCCGCAAAGGTTTGGGAAGATGTTTCTGACCGGGCTCTGACCACTGACCCTGCAAAGGATTATCAAAAACAAAATTGGTTTTCGAAATCAAAACAGAACGACAATTCTTGGATTGAAAAGCTGGACCCCGAAACTCCAGTTTATGAAGTCAATGAACTATCTCCAATGAGAGCTAGTTTGGGTTTCAACCACCTTGTCGATGAACTGAAGAACGCCATTCGCCATGACAGCGATCTGCCTACGCATTTGCGCCTGACGCCCGAGAAGCTTGAGAAGGTGTCGGTGCCGCAGGCTGTCGAGCTGGTGGCGAAGATCAACAAGTGGCGTGAGGAAGCAGCCGCCAATGCGCTTGCCAAAAACGCGACCAACGATGCCGTGCATCTGGTCAAAGAGTATCCCGAATCTGGATATAAGTGGGTTGAACTAAAGCCTCCGACTGCTGTAAGCGAAGAGGTTTTGAGTTCGCTTTCCGCCAAGGAAAGGGAGCTGTTCAATCATTATGTGGAAGCAGGAGACACGCCATACGAGGCCCTTCAAGGTGTGACGGGAACATATGATAATCCTGCCCTTGCAGCCGCCCTAAAGTACGAAGGCGACATGATGGGCCATTGCGTTGGCGGCTATTGCGGCGATGTTGAATCAGGCGCTTCACGCATCTTCTCGCTGCGCGACTCCAAGGGTCGCCCGCATGTGACCATCGAGACGGGCAGGAACCAAATGTATGAAGGCGTTGGAAACGCCATCAATAAAATTGAGCCGGGCCTTTGGGAAAAAATGGTCGAAGAGGGTGGTCATTATGATCACAACAAGTGGCTGCGCGAAAACCGTCCTGATGTTCATGCTGAGCTGAACAAAGAATCGATTGTTCAGGTTAAAGGTAAGGGCAACGCCAAGCCGAAAGATGAATACATCCCGTTTGTTCAGGATTTTATCCGTTCGCGGGAATGGGGTAAAATTGGAGATAGCCGAAACATTGACATGGTTCGGTTGAAGCAGCCGCTTAAAGTTGGTGATCTAGAAGTTCCGCCCGGCTATTACACCTCAGATGACGTAAAAAACTTTTTAACGGAAAAAGGTATGTCTGAGAAAATTCCGCATGAGCTTCTTTACGGAAAAATGTATTACCATTCAGACTTTGCTCGTGGCGGCTCGGTCCAAGACTCCGGCGCGACTGAAGCGGCGAACCTCGACACGTTGTTTCAGAAATACGCTGATCCCGGTTATGCAATGGGCGGTTCTGTATCGCCACGAGCAATGGCCAATGATAACCTTGTTTACGACCCTGATGAGATCGATGCGATTGCCGCTCAGATCCGTGGAGCTAACTAATGCCTGAGACCATGCAGGAAGACGACGACCTCCAGCAGGGCGAGACCGTTCAGCTCGAAGACGACAACAATGAGGTCGAAGACACCGAGGACGGTGGCGCGATCATTCGTCTCGACAACATGGTCGATGAGAAGGTTCATCTTGAGCACTTCGCCAACATTGTTGACGAAGTTGATCCGACGATGCTGCGCGAAGCCGTCAGCGATCTCATGGACAAGATCGACAAGGACAAGGAAGCCCGCGAGAAGCGCGACAAGCAGTATGAAGAGGGCCTGCGCCGCACTGGCTTGGGCGATGATGCGCCGGGTGGTGCGCAGTTCACGGGGGCGAACAAGGTCGTCCACCCCATGCTCGTCGAATCCTGCGTGGATTTTTCTGCGCGGTTCATGAAAGAGGTGTTTCCCCCGAACGGGCCGGTCAAAAGCAAAGTGCTGGGCGTTCAGGACAACGAGAAGATCGCCAAGGGTCGCCGCAAGGCTGACTTCATGAACTGGCAGACGACTGAGCAGATGGCCGAGTTCCGTGGCGAACTTGAGCAGCTCAGCACCCAACTGCCGCTTGGCGGCGGTCAGTATATGAAATTCATGTGGAACTCGCAGTACAAGCGTCCGATGTCGGAATTTATCCCGATTGATGACGTTTATCTGCCGTTTGCAGCGACGAACTTCTACACTGCCGAGCGCAAGACGCATGTTCAATACATCACTGAGATGGAATATGAGCGCCGCGTGAAGTCTGGCATGTATCGGGATGTCGATGTCGGGGCTCCCGACAACCCCGAGTTCAGCCAGAGCACGAAGGCGAACGACAAGATTGAGGGCCGCAACGACACTTCGTATAACGAAGACGGTCTGCGCACGATTTTCGAGGTCTACACGCACCTCGACTTCGGCGATGGCGTTGAACCCTACATCATCAGCATCGACAAAAGCAGTCGGAAGGCCCTCAACCTCTACAGGAACTGGGAACCTGACGATGAAATGCGCAAGGAACTGGAGTGGATTGTCGAGTTCCCCTTCATTCCGTGGCGCGGCGCGTATCCAATCGGCCTGACGCACATGATTGGTGGCCTCTCAGGGGCCGCTACAGGCGCTTTGCGCGCGTTGCTTGACTCTGCCCACATCCAAAACATCCCGACGCTCCTGAAGCTCAAGGGAGGCCCCGGTGGCCAGTCTTTGAACATCCAGCCGACCGAGGTCATTGAGATCGAGGGCAGCGGGATGGTCGATGATGTGCGCAAAATCGCCATGCCGGTGCCGTTTAACGGCCCGAGCCCGGTGCTTTTCCAGCTTTTGGGCTTCTTGGTTGACGCTGGTAAGGGCGTTGTTCAGACGACCTTCGAAAAACTGGCTGATCAAAACCCAAATCAGCCGGTTGGCACCACAATGGCGCTGATCGAACAGGGAATGGTGGTTTTCAGCTCTATTCACGCGCGTTTGCACAGCTCGATGGCCCGGTGTTTCAAGATTTTGCACCGGATCAACTCGGCTTATCTGACTGTTGAGGACATCGAGGCGCAATCTTCGGGTTTGGAGATTGATCCGTCTGACTTTGACGGGCCTTTGGACGTTATCCCGGTCAGCGATCCCTCTATTTTCAGCGATACGCAGCGTTTTGCTCAGACTCAGGCGCTTATGCAGCGGGCTAAGGAAGCCCCGCAGATGTATGACGCCCGAAAGGTCGAAGAGCGTTTCCTGCGCGATCTGAAGGTGCCTGAAGGCGAGGTTTTGCAGCCCAAGCCGGGCAGCGAAGACATGGACCCCGTGTCTGAGAACGTCGCTGCGGCGCTTGGCAGGCCTGTTTTCGTGCTCCCGAAGCAGGACCACATGGCTCACATTGAAGCCCATATGGCCTTCTTGAAGTCGCCGCTGTTTGGTTCGAGCCCGGTGATCGCGAAGACCTATCTGTTCCCGATGGCGACTCATTTGCGCGACCATCTCTTGAACTACTATCTGGTCGAGTCGCACAACGCGGTTGATATGGCTCACAGAGAGAAGCTGATTCAGGAAGAAGCGTCTGAACAGGTGAAGGTCATCATTCAGGTTCAGCAGTTCATCGAGCAGCAGCTTGGTCAGTTTGGTCAGGAACTGGCTCAGATCACGCAGCAGGCTCAGCAGTTCGCCCCGCAGCCTCCGATGCCGCCTGACAGCAGCATGCAAGTGGCGCAGCTCAATGCCCAGATACAGGGTCAGGCGCTTCAGCAGCGGGCTCAGGCCGATCAGGCGCGCATGCAGCTTGAACAGGCGAAGATGCAGCAGGATGCGGCTCTCAAGCAGGCTCAGCTTGCGAGTGAGGACAAGCGCTCTCAACTTGAGATCGCCCGTGAGCAGTCTCGTCAGCAGACCGAGGCCCAGATCCGCCAGCAGGACGCTCAGCTTGAGATGGCGCGTGAGCAGATGCGCCAGAGCGGCGACAACCAGCGTGAGATGGCGGATCTCACTGTCCGCGAGCGCATGAACACCGCCGACAATCAGACGGCGATGGATCTGGCTCAGCTTGAAATTGCAACCGGGGAAAAGTTCTCGGTTTCGACAGGAACGGGCGTCAATCCCGGCGCGCGGTGATAGGAGACTACAATGGGTGACAAGCCTACAACCGGAACTGTGTCGCTGAATGACGGCGCTGTGCGTCAGAAGCATCGTCTTGCCGCTGGCTTGCCGGTGACTGGCCAGACGCTTCCCCCGGCCCCCAAGGGCTCGAAGGACACGAAGACCGGCGCATGAACTTCGAGACCATCCTTTTGAATCGTCTCAAGGCTTCTCAGCAGGAAATAGCGCTGGAAGCCTTGAGGCGTCCTCAAACACGCGACGCTTTTGAGTACGGGCTTCGCGTGGGCATCGTAGAGGGCTACGAGGCCGCAATTAACGTACTTCTCAACCTGATCAACGAGGAAAAGTATGGAGACAAAGACCTCTGAGAACGCATTGGCGGAAGCCTTTCCAGCAGTAGATGCTGGCATCCGGCCTTTCGGTAGCCGCGTTCTGGTCCAGATTCGGACACCCCGCAAGATCTCCAAGGGCGGCATCATCATCGACCTTGGGACGCAAGAGACGGAAAAGTGGAACACTCAGGTCGCCAAGGTGATCTCTGTTGGACCGCTGGCTTTCAAGAACCGCACGACAATGGAACCGTGGCCGGAAGGCGCTTGGTGCAAGCCCGGTGATTTCGTTCGTGTCGCCAAATATGGCGGCGACCGTTGGGAAATCGCGTATGGCGAAATCGGCGAAAAGGCCATGTTCGTGATCTTCAATGATCTCGACATCCTTGGCGACGTAACCGGAGATCCTCTTGCTGTGAAAGCATTCATCTGAAAGGAGATGAGCAATGAGTGGAGTTCTGAAGGAAGATGACGACGACATCTCGGGGAATGAGAACGAGAATGTTGTAATCGTTGAGACGGATGAGGGGGACGAAGGCGGTGATGACCGCGTTGCAGCCTCTTCTGAAGATGACGGCCACGATGACGAGCGAGAAGCCATTCGCGAGCGTCGTCGGCAGGAAAAGCAGGAACGCAAGGAGCGCCGGGAAGGCGCGATCAAGCGTGACAAGCTTGAGTTAGATTTTCTGCGTAAGAGGAACGACGACCTTGAGCGCCGCATCTCTGCTCAGGAGCAGCGAGCCCATCGGGCTGACTTGCATGGTCTGGACGCCGAGATCAACAAGGCTGTCAGCGACGCCCAGCTTGCCGAGCGAGTGATCGCGAAGGCGGTTGAGTCGGGCAATGGCAACGATGTGACGCAGGCCATGCGTTACCGCGATCAGGCTTTGGCCAAGGTCCATCAGCTCAATCTGGCGAAACAGCAGGCCGAGCGTCGTCCTGTGATGCAGCCCCCGCAGCTTGATGACATGGCCATGCACCATGCCACCGAGTTCCTGAAGGAGAATCCTTGGTACGATGCTCAGGGCCGCGACGAAGAGTCGGCGATTGTTCTGGCCATCGACAATGCTCTTTCGAAGGACGGGTACAACCCGCAGTCGGAGGAGTACTGGGACGAACTTCGCAACCGAGCGGCTCGGCGTCTGCCTGAGCGGTTTGGGAAGCAGCCTGCTCGGGCTGAGCGAACCCCTCGTGGCGGTCCTGCGGTTGGCTCTGGGCGTGAACATGCGCCTGCCAGCACCCGCAAGGAGATCCACATCAGCCCTGAGCGCAAAGCGGCTTTGATCGAGGCGGGCGTCTGGGATGACCCGGTCCTGCGCATGAAGTATGCCAAGCGCTACGCCGAGTATGACCGTAACAATCGGTCTTGACTTGCGTTTTCTGTAAACAACTATAAACTCTGAACTAATCGCTGAAAGGAGCGAGACATGAACGACGAACGCTTTAAGAAACCCGCTGGGGAAAGCCGCGTCAGCCGTGCGATGCAAGATCGTGCTGTCACTGAGAACCGCGAAATTTCCGATGATGAGCGAGTTGCGATGTTCCGTCAGCAATTCTTCCAGTCCTCTCTACCGGACTTGCCACAGATACCCGGCTGGCACATGTGCTGGCTTACGACGACAAACCCTCGTGATTCCATCCAGACGCGCATTCGTCTGGGTTATGAGCCTGTGAAGCCAGAAGACGTTGCTGGCTGGGAATATGCCACCCTGAAGACCGGGGATTGGCAGGGCTTCATTGGGGTGAACGAAATGCTTGCCTTCAAGCTGCCTATGTCTCTCTACGAGAAATATATGCAAGAAGCGCACCACGATGCGCCTTTGCGTGAGGAAGAGAAACTTACCGACACCGCAGAGTTCCTTGAGCAGCAGGCGAAGAGTTCCAAGTCGCGTCTGACAATGGGTGATGGCAACATGGAGATAGGGCAGCGCAGGGAAGCTCTCTTTGATCTTTCCTAATTACCCCTCGTTCCACTAGGAGCTACTATGTCTTCGACTAGCGCACCTTATGGCTTTCGCCCGTCTTTCCACAACAGTGGTCAGATGCGCCCGAAGGCCTATGTGATCACCAGCGCCTACGCTGTCTCGATCTTCTCTGGCGATCCCGTTAAGCTCACCAGCGATGGTGTTATTCAGCTTGGCACCTCCGATGGCACCCGTTCGGGCACCACCGATGGCATCACGCTGCTTGGCATTTTTGCTGGCGTTGAATACCTTGACTCGACTGGCAAGCCGACCATCTCGCCTTTCTGGCCGGGTGGCACGACTGGCACAAACATCACGGCTTGGGTCTACGACGATCCCGAGACGCTGTACGATGTGCAGTACGCCAATCCGGGCACTCCCGGAACGGATTCGGTTCAGACTGCGGTTGGCGCTCAGTGCGACTTCCGTGTTGCTTCGCCGGGCGGCTCTACCTCTACGGGTATCAGCAGCACCTACCTCACCGCTACGCAGTCCACCTCTGGCCAGTTCCAGATCACGGGCTTCGCGTATCTTGTCACTGACTCCTTGACTGATGCTTATGTAAACGTCACCGTTCGCTTGAACGAGGCCGCTTACAAGTATCCTGTCAACGCTATCTAAGGGAGGCTCTGAGCTATGGCTACTCCTATGCGCAGTACCGACTTCCGGTCGGTTGTTGAGCCCATCCTGAACGAAGTGTTCGATGGTGTGTATGATCAGCGCTCTGACGAGTGGAACATGGTGTTCCGCGAGCAGAAGGGCATTCCCCGCAACTACCATGAAGAGCCCGTCCTGTACGGCTTTGGTGCTGCGCCGGAACTTCCCGATGGCATGGCGGTCAGCTACCAGTCCGGTGGCGTGCTGTTCCTTCAGCGCTATCTCTACAAGGTCTACGGTCTCGCCTTCGCGCTGACCAAGGTTCTTGTCGAGGACGGCGATCACATTCGCATCGGCCAGACCTACGCCAAGCACTTGGCGCAGTCTCTGATTGAGACGAAGGAGACGCTCTCCGCCAACGTCCTCAACCGCGCCTTCAACGGTGCGTATGTCGGCGGCGACGGCGTGTCTCTGATCGCTTCGAACCACCCCATCGTCAGCGGCACCTTCAGCAACCAGCTCACGACTGCTGCTGCTCTGTCGCAGACTTCTCTGGAGCAGATTCTGGTTCAGATCCGCAACGCTGTTGACAACAACGGCAAGCGCATCCGCCTGAATCCGACCCAGATCGTCACCGGCCCGTCCAACGTGTTTCAGGCGGAAGTGCTCCTCAAGAGCGTCCTTCGCACCGGCACGGCGGACAACGACATTAACCCGATCAAGAGCATGGGGTTGCTGGCCAAGGGTCAGGCGAACCTTTCGCGTATCACCTCGACCACCGCTTGGTGGGTCCAGACCGATGCGCCGGAAGGCCTGAAGCTGCTGATGCGCCGCAAGCTCGAAAAGAGCATGGAAGGCGACTTCGAAACCGACTCGATGCGCTATAAGGCCACCGAGCGTTACACTGTCGGTTGGACCGACCCTCGCGGCCTCTTTGGTACGCCCGGCGTCTAACCACACAGCCCCGCCCGGTTCCTCCCCACTGGGCGGGGCACTTCTTGCCGGGTAATCCGGTGCATCAGACAGCCCCGGCTGACGACATGCAGACTGATGCGCCTATCTCGCATGTGAGGATATCACGATGGCTTCTACGACTTTTTCCGGCCCCGTCACCTCGACGAACGGCTTCATCGGCGCTGTGACCGGCAACATCACTGGCGATGTCACCGGCAATATCACTGGCGATGTGACCGCCAGCAACCAGAGCCTTTCCGGCGCGGGCGCTGTCAACATCACGGACATGCTGACCTCGCTGACCACGACCGGCGCTTCGCAGGCCCTGACGCTTGCCAACGGCACTGTTGGGCAAATCAAGATCATCATCCATACGGTTGATGGTGGCAGCGCTGTCCTCACGCCGACGACAAAGATCGGGTTCTCGACCGTCACGTTCACTGCTGTTGGCGATTCGGTCGCCCTTATCTACACCGCCACTGGTTGGGCGATCTTCGGCACTCGCGGCGCGACGGTTGCTTAATTTGAATGAGGGCTTCGGCCCTCATTTTCACAGGAGGTAGATATGGCTGATGCAGTTGCCACACAGACGCTGCTCGACGGCGAGCGTCTTGTCATTCAGAAGTTCACCAACATCTCTGATGGAACTGGCGAAACCGCCGTCAACAAGATCATCCCGGCCAATCTTTCGCCTAATGCGTTTGGTTTGGCTTGCAATGGCGTCAAGATCAATCGGATCTGGGCGACGACGCACGGTTTTGAGGTTCGCATTCTTTGGGATGCAACCACTGACGTTTTTGCGTGGATGATCCCGCAAAACACCAATTATTTCATGGACTTCTCTGATTTTGGCGGATTGCAAAACAACGCCGGAACCGGAAAGACCGGAAATGTCGCATTCACCACTGCGGACGCAAGCTCTGGCGATATGTATACTATCGTCATCGAGGGCATCAAAACCTACGCAACAGCTTAAGGGGACAGGTCATGGCCAAGGGTCCAGTGTACGTCAAAGACTTCGACTTTTCTTCTGCCGGTAAAACGATTGGTCGTTGCGATGACGGCATGACCAAGATGGCCAGCGGCGGCTATTATTCTAAGGGCGGCTCTGCCAAGGCTGGTCAGGCTGTTCAGATGGCTAAGTCCAACGCTGTCGCCAAGTCTCTGGTTGGCCAGAAGGCTACTCCTTACGCCAAGGGCGGCATGAAGGAGGCTGCGACTGGTGAGCGGTATCCCAGCCGCAGCGCCATGATGAAGCACGAGTCGATGGAAACCCCGCGCATGCAGCGTGAAGAGGTGATCCAGAGCCGCACCGTGAAGGCCCCGATGCGTCGTCAGATGCCGGTGGCTTCCGCCGCCCCGATGATTCAGGCTGGCGGCATGAAGAAGGGCGGCTTCGTCAAGGGCGGCACCGGCATGGTCAAGACGGAGGGCACTCTTGGCATCAAGGGGAACAAGAACCCCGGCGAGCGCAACGGCAAGCCCACGCAGCAGACCAAGAAGGGGAACGTCCCCTTCAAGTCTGGGGGTGCCGTAAAAAAGTATGCTGATGGCGGTCCTGCCGCCCCGACTCAGACCGGCGCGTTGAACCAGATGGCTCAGCAGCAGAGAGATCCGATGGCTGCTGCTATGGCTCAGATGCAAGCTCGTGGCCCTTCGCAGGGCCAGCAGATCCCCGCGAACGTTATGGCTGGCTACAATGCAGCCATGCAGCAGCCTCAAGGCCAGCTTTACAGGGCAACGCTTGCGGATGGCCGCTCAGTGGTTGGCGAGCGACAGACGATTGATCCCAAGTTCGCTGATGTCATGCGGTCTATGGGGCTTCCTCCGGGTGGTGGTTTGCCAGCCGGTGCAACTATGACCCCAGTTAACCAGCCTCAGCCCAACATGCAGCAGCCGGGCATGGGCGGTGGCATGCCGCCTGAAATGCAACAGCTAATGGCCGCATTTAACAGGGATCGCGCTCCACAGGGCCTTGGTCAGGCTGCAATGGGCGGTGGCATGCCTGCCCAGCAGTTGCAGAATCTTGCTCAGCAGGGGCTTGGTCAGGGCACTCCATTGGGCGCGGCCCCGGCTGGCGCAGTGCGGCCTCAAGGTTACGGGTTTGGCGCTCCTCAGAACGCCCCTCCGCAGGCTTCGCCTCAGATGCAGCAGCAGGCTCTGGGCGCGTATATGGCTGCGAATAACAGGCCTATGCCTGCGCAGCCCGGCATGCAGCAGGCCCCTATGGGCATGGGCATGGGTCAGTTTGGCCAGCAGGAGCCCCAGAGGCCTGCGGCGAGGCTTGGCCAGCAGCAGCCCCAGAGGCCTGCGCCGATGCCCCAATACAGCCCGATGCGGAGGCCCTGATGGTTGGCAAGAAAGTTCCCAAGGCGGGAGCCTACAAGGTTCCCAAGGTCATGAAAGAGTTTAAGTCTGGAGAGCTGCATTCAGGCAGCAAGTCCGGCCCCAAGGTGAAAAGCCGTCAACAGGCTATCGCCATCGCTCTTTCTGAAGCTCGGAAAGCCGCGAAGAAGTAGTTTTTCTTCGCGGTGCATGACGCTATAATAGATGCGCGGCGAGCTGAACCAGCGGCCATCCTGACTGCGAGGCTGGATTATCATGGCTGTTTCTGGAACCGTAAGCACCACAACATTCAACACGATGAAGGTGATCGATCACGCCTTCCGTCGCTGTCGCATGCTGCCTCAGCAGATCACCTCCGAGATGATCTCGATAGCCAAAGACGACCTCTATCTTCTGTTGTCTTCGCTTGGCAGCTTGGGAATACCGCTCTGGTGCATCGAAAAGGAGATCCTGCCCCTCTACATCGGGCAGGCTGTCGCCACCCCGTCCAAGGGCACGATGGACATCCTCAACGCCAATTATCGTTGGCTCACTCGCCAGAATGGGCCTGTCCAATACAGCTCTGACGGCGGGATCGTCGAATATGCCTTCGACGGCGATCTCGACACTTCCTGCGCTCAGGACGCTCCTGACGGAAATATCGAGATCTCCTACATCGGATCTGACCCAATTCTTGACCCGCAGCCTGCGGTTCAGGTGACGACCGTTGGCGTCATGATGGCGACTACCGGATCATTCAACATTGTGTTTGAATGGTCCAATGATGAGATCACTTGGACGCCATGCCTTGAGCCCGGCGTGACGGCATATGTTGCTGGCCGCTGGAAGTGGTACGACATCGACGGGACGGTGCCTGTGAATTATTTTCGCATGCGCGAGACAAGCGGCAATACGCTGGATGTCGTCGAGTTCTATGCGTCGAACAATCCGACCGAGATCCCGTTGGCTCGCATGAACCGCGACGACTGGACAAACTTCCCGAACAAGACGTTTCAGGGTCGCCCGCTTCAGTATTGGTTTGATCGCCAGCGCGACTACCCGACGATGCAGATGTGGCCTGTCACTGACTCGACCAGTATGTTCGGTCAGTTCGTGATCTGGAAGCAGCGCTACATCATGGACGTTGGGACGGTTACGGACGAGCTGGATATTCCTCAGCGCTGGTATGAGGCTATCGTCTGGCAGCTTGCATGGCGTCTGGCAATGGAGCTTCCGAGTTTCGATATGGCTCTTTTGCCCTCGATCAAGCAGACTGCTGACGAGGCTTTGAAGGTCGCCCATGACGAAGAGCGGGACAATTCGCCGATCTACTTCACCCCGAACATCGCGCCGTACACACGATGAGCATCTTTTACGATCCTACGGGCAAATCGACCTATGGCATCGGGATCTGCGCTCGCTGTTCCCGCAAGATGTCGCTTGCCGATCTGTCGCCTGATCCGAACTATCCTGCGCTCTATGTGTGCGATGTGGACAAGGATCAGTTCGATCCTTATCGCCTGCCCGCGCGTCAGCCCGAGCAGATTTTTCTGTTTCATCCTCGTCCTGACACTGACATTGCCTTGACGATGCGGGGGACGATTTCTCAAGATGGTGATGAGTTCCTCACCAACGAGAGCGAAGGCGGGTATCTGGTGCCATGACCAACAATCCGCGCGTCCCTACAAACCTCATTCCGACACGGATCACCCAGCTTCCGCAAGCTGGCGAGATCCAAGCGACGGACACGACTGTCGTTGTTCAGAATGGCGTCACCAAGCGCGCGTCATTTGGCCAGTTCTTGCAATACATCGGCCCGACCGGCCCGACTGGGCCCACTGGCCCGACTGGCGCTGACTCTTCTGTTCCCGGCCCCACTGGGCCGACAGGGTATGGTCCGACAGGAGCCACGGGCCCCACGGGCGCTGATTCGACCGTCCCCGGCCCGACCGGCCCGAGCGGCCCGACTGGGGCGACGGGACCGGCCTCAATGGTTGCGGGCCCGACCGGACCCACGGGGAGCCTTGGCCCGACCGGCCCGACCGGCCCCGGATCTTTTGTCCCCGGCCCCACAGGCCCCACGGGCGGTTTTGGCCCCACGGGGGCTACTGGCGCAGCTTCCACCATCCCCGGCCCCACGGGGCCTACGGGGGTCATGGGCGAGCAGGGCTTGACGGGCCCCACCGGCCCGAGCGGCGCAGCTTCTACGGTTGCGGGCCCTACAGGGCCTACGGGCGCAGTTTCTACAACTCCCGGCCCCACCGGGGCCACCGGGGCCACCGGGCCTACAGGAGCCACCGGCCCCACGGGAAGCACGGGCAACATTGGCCCAACCGGGCCTACGGGGGCTCCGGGCACATCTTCAAATCTGTTCCTTTATCAGGCAAACACCAGCGCAACCTCGGGGTATCCGGGCGATGGCAATATTCTTTGGAATGCTGGCACTCAAATTAGCGCCACGCAGATCAATGTCAGCCATTTGACTGATGACAACATAGATGTTGATATTTTTCTGGCTCTCTTGAGCGTTACTGAACAGATCATCA